ATAGTAGCTAACAAAAAAACTTATTTTGTAAAAGTGATAGATACTAAAAATATTCGTTTTGGTTTAATAGAGAGAGTTACAAATGATAAAGGGTAATTCGCAATTAAGGAAGTATACAACAATTTATCCAAAAACTGTATATACCATAAATTCATTAGAAGACTACAATACTTATGGTTATAAGTTATTAAAACAATCTAATAATAAAAAACTAGGTAAAGTTGTGGGTCGTGGTAAGTTTGTTAAAAAGCCTCTTTATTCATTAAGTTTATGTGAGCGTGAAATGGGTTGTCCTAAAAGTTGTCATCATTGGGATAGTTGCTACGGCAACAATATGCCTTTTGCTCACAGATTTAAAACTAATAATACTTTACATTTTACGGCAATATTAAAAGACGAAATATATTATCTAACAAAAAAACATAAATTCGGTATTCATATTAGACTTCATGTACTGGGCGATTTTTTTGATAGAGATTATGTCAATTTTTGGTATCTAATATTAAAACTTTATCCTAAAGTTAGCATCTATGGTTATACAGCACATAAGCCAACAAGCGAGCTAGGTAAAAGATTAAATCATGTAATTAGTAAAATTGGTTTTGAGCGTTTTGCAATTAGATTTTCAAATGCTGATGTAGAATTGTCAGCGAATAGCACGGAATATAAACCCAAAAAAAATGTCAGTTTTAAACCTATTGTATGTTTAGAACAAGAAAACAAGGTTGCTAATTGTGTTTCATGCGGTGTCTGTTGGAATAGTAAAGCAAAACAAATTTTATTTAAAACTCATTAATTATGGTAGATAAAAAAAATATTTTTAATTATCCATTTGGTAAGAATATTAAAAAACCCGATACTGTATACACGCAAGATATTTTTGGAGATGGTAAAGGCTTAGATGGAAAAACAAAAAAGATTAAAAAAAACTTTGTATCTAACAAAATTAATGTTAAAGAAAATTTAACGCAATCAAGCGTTAAAAAATAAACGCATAAAAAAGGGAGTTTTATTATGCATTATCGACACAATAATTTACTAGATGTTTCAGCTTTTGAGATGCCTATTAAATCAGTTAAAGACCCTATTATACTTTTAAAAGATAATAACGGGATAGAAAAACAAACTAAAATGGATAAGCAAGTTGTTGTTTATAGACCCGATACAATGGAGATTTTAGGGCGTTCAAGAAGCAATCAATATAAGATAGTAAATCCAGTTGAGCTTTTTAGCAATCATGCAAAAAGATTAGTTGAACAGAAAAATTTACCGCAATCAAATATAACAGTTGATGACTATGTATTTGAGGGCGGGCGTAAGCAAAAAAGAACTGTTACTTTTCATGACTTATCTAAAGATATGGGAGATGGCTCAGTTGTGAATATGAGAAGTGATATTTTTAATTCAGTTGATATGAGTTGGCTATATCAAGCTTTTGCGGGTGCGTATCGTAACTTGTGCCAAAACGGGTTAGTATTTGGCGGCCAGCGTATGTACCATGTAAGAAAAAAGCATACTAGCGGCTTAAACATTAACGCAACGCTAAATCAAATTGGCGGTACTTTTCAAATGTTTAATGAAAATCAAGAGCTTATGCAAAAAATGATGGAGCAAAAAATATCTTTAAAAGGTATGGCCCATATTTTAGCTAATAATATTTGCAAAACTAAAAGCACATCAAAAGAACTTTTAGAAGACGGCTCTATTTCTGTTAACTATAAGCTTTTAGATTATTTCATTGACCAAATACAGCGTGAAAGCGGTTCACTTGGTTATACTGTCTGGAACTTGTTTAATGCTCTTACTTATTGGAGTTCACATATAGATGATACATTTGAGAGAGTTAATAAAGATACAGGCAAAATTACTGAAGTTAAAATGAGTCGTGAGGGTTCTAAGACTCATACAGCTCAAGTAAAAAGGGAAGACAAAATAAGAGAGTTTATGAATAGTGATGATTGGCAATCACTTATGAATAATACTTATGTTTTCACACATTTACATCCATCTATCCAAGAGCGAATATAGAAGGGGGTAATTGTGGGTAATATTATTATTTTTTTAGGGCGGGTATGCTTAATTTTAATAGTATTCCTTATTTTAACACTTATCTTATAGAGGTATTTATGACTAATTTACTTATAAAAAAGGTTGGTTCTGGGGGCGTTCCTTACATGACCAAAAAACACTTTATCGTATTAGCTGATGAATTGGCCCACGATAAATTCTATTATGACTCAATGATTGCTTATCATGAGAAGTATGCAAGGTTAACCGAATATTGTGCTAAGGCAAATTCTGGTTTCAATCTTGAGTGGTTTAATACTAGGTTAAATACTACTTATCAAAACTTAGTTAATAAGATGCAAAAGGCTATCTCATGTTAATTGATTTTATGACAATAGCGATTTGTGTTTGCATAGGCGTTTTTATACTTGCGTTCTTTAGCGATTAGTATAACTTAACCTTAACAAAGTGAGGTAAATATGACTTGACTACTTAAAAACTGTTTTTCATAAAATTCCTTATAGACCCCGCCGATAACAAAGCGGGGTTTTTTTATTGCCTATTATTAGGCTTTTTATTGTGCTTTTGGGTCTAGTTTACAGTTGCTATTAATTGGCCTGTTATTCGCTATTTATTAGGCTTTTAAGGGTTCATATTGTTCGCTCGGGGGGTATAGCCTAAGCCTCAAATAAATTGTGAACTAGTATGCTAAAAAATGTCAGTAGAGTTTTCTATGCGGGCGGGCGTGGTAATGACCCTTGTTAATATTAGCGGGAATACCCGCAGGCCTAAACCTTAAATTACTTTTAGATGTCTTTTAATTGTCTACCCTAATTTTCTAGGTAGGGCGTTAGAGTTATAATATGGGAACTGTAATTATCGTAAGTTGTAGCCGTATAAAGTCAGATATAGTCAAAATATAAATATTAAAAAATAGCAGAAAACGGGGCCGCAAGGGTCACTGGGGGGTATACCATAACCGTTATACAAAGAAAATATAGTTTTACCAGAAACGAGGTGTAAACTAGTTGAGTAATCGCTTGTTATTAGGGGGGAATGTAGTGCCCCCGGGTAGGGGGTACTTCCTAATTGTACTAGTGTTTCTCATTTTGTCAAGTAAAAAATTATTTTTTTTATACAAAACACTTGACAACTAGCTAATCGGCGATACAATAGTAAATATGAGTACAAAACAAGCACATATCTTTTCACTTTAGATAGTATAACAAAAGGTAGATATGGTGCACGCTGTACTTAATTAGATATACATGACAAATCTACTACCACAGAAACCTAAACAGAAAAAAGAGTTAACCCCTAAGCAGGAGGCATTTATTGATGCCCTAATACAAAACGGGGGCAATGTCTCACAAGCTATGAAAACAGCAGGCTATGAGCCTACTTCTCGTACTTGGTTAGTAAATTCAGTATCTTCTGAGATAGTAGAACGAACACAGAACTATCTAGCGGCACATGGAATGAAAGCCGCAAACAACTTAATTACCGCCTTAGATGAAGACGGAACAACCCCCAAGGGCGAGCTTCGATTGAAAGCCGCAGAAAGCCTATTGAATCGTATTGGTATAGGTTCAAGAGAAACAGTAGACCATAATGTAACAGCAATGCACGGTGTTGTGTTATTGCCAAATAAACAGGATGAAAAAATTATAGAGGGATAATATGCAAATTGATTCAACGGTGCAAGGCAAAAGTATTAAAGATTTAGAAATAAAAAGTCTAGAAGATGCACAAAGTTATCTTGATAGATATAATAAGGATATGATTACATTAAGTGATTCACAATTAAAAAAATTAAAAAAATACATAAAAAATCAACAAAAAAAAGTAGGGATGCTTACCCGCTCTCCTGATGTAGAAACTGCACGAGAAGAAAATATGAAATATGGCGGAAAAATGTACGCTAAAGGTGGCGGAGTTAGAAAAGCTCAGATGGGTGATTACGAGTAAGTGGCTAGGACTCTAAGAGACCCAGAATTTCATAAATGGTTAAAAGAAAACTACAGTAAAGAGCTATCAGATTTAAAACCACAGGATGCACACAACAAGTTTATAGTTTACTTAGCATGGAGACGAGCAACACACAAACAACCACCCAAGACACAAGAAAAACATCAACCATACCTTTCGGATATAAATTAGATGAAGACAATAAAACGTTATTACCTATCACAGAGGAGCTTGAGGCTTATCGAAAAGCAAAGGATTATCTTAAATCTTGCTCTTATCGGGAAGTTGCTAGTTGGCTTACCGCAACGACAGGGAGAAAGATTTCAGCTCAAGGCCTTAGAAAGAAAGTATTAGGAGATACAAGTGACAATACAAATTAAAAATAAAAATAATAAAAATAATTATGGAGTTCAGTTTCCAAGACCTTTTAAAGGAACTGATACATATTCTACATTACGTTTATTAACACCTCCGAGTGCTAAAAATGAAAAAGTATACACCAAAGGAAGCGGAACTAGAAAAGTAAAATTTATAGATGTCTAATGACATACCTCCGCCGAGACCAAAACGGCAATATAACTACAGTGTTGCTACAAAAGCTAAGATAGCATCTCAAAAAAAGCTTAGAGAAGCTAAAAAAACTGCTGAAAGAAAGAAAAAACAAGTAAAAGCACAGCGAGATAAGGTAAGATACCTAGAAAAAGGCTTAAAAAAGATAGAAGGAACGCTAAATGGCAAAAATCCGTCAGCTTTAACGGAAGATGACCTAAAAATAGCACCAAAAGCACTAAAAGAACATATAGAACATGAAAATGTTGTATTTAAACCTAATGAAGGCCCACAAACTGACTTTTTAGCATCTCCAGAAAGAGATGTTTTGTATGGTGGGGCCGCAGGCGGTGGTAAATCATATGCATTACTAGCAGATTTGCTTAGATATGCACATTTACCAGACCACAGAGCACTTTTAATTAGAAGAACTCTAGATGAACTAACAGAATTAATAGATAAAAGTAAACAACTATACCCAAAAGCATTTCCGGGTGCAGTTTTTAAAGAATCTAAATCCATGTGGATATTTCCTAACGGAGCTACAGCATGGTTTTCATACCTAGACAGAGATAAAGATGTTACCAGATATCAAGGTCAAGCTTTTAACTGGATAGGATTAGATGAGATAACACATTATCCTACTCCCTTTGTTTGGGAGTATTTGCGTTCTAGATTAAGAACGACAAATCCCGAGATAAAACCTTATATGAGGTGCACTGCAAACCCCGGCGGTGTAGGTGGTTGGTGGGTAAAGAAGATGTACATTGACCCTTCACCTCCATATGAGAGCTTTGCGGCATGTGATATTGATTCTGGAGAGGTCTACAGGTGGCCACAGAGTCATGAAAAAGCGGGTCAACCTTTATTTCAAAGAAAGTTTATTCCTGCTAGATTAACTGATAATCCTTTTTTAATGCAAGATGGTCAGTATGAAGCTATGCTTCGTTCTTTACCAGAAGTAGAAAGAAAACGATTATTAGATGGGGATTGGGAAGTTGCAGAAGGTGCGGCGTTTCCAGAATTTGCTAGAGCTTTACATGTTATAGAACCTTTTGAAATTCCTATAGGATGGCAAAGATTTCGTTCAGCAGACTATGGCTACGCATCACCCTCATGTGTTTTATGGGGAACAGTAGATTTTGATGGTAATATCTATATTTACCGTGAATTATATGGTGAAGGTTATACTGGTGAAAGACTTGCTCGTTTAATCTTAGAAATGGAAAGAACAGACCCACCTATGGCCATGTCTATTTTAGATACAAGCTGTTGGAATAAAACTGGCCTTGGGCCTAGTATAGCTGAAACCATGATTAGAAATGGTGTTCGTTGGTTACCTGCTGATAGAGATAGAATATCTGGTAAAGTAGAAGTTCATAGAAGATTAGCTATAAGTGAAAAAACAGCAGAGCCAAAATTAAAAATATTTGCTACTTGCACAAATTTAATTCGTACTTTAGCTAGTATACCAACATCAAAAACAAATCCAGAAGATGTTGATACAAAAGCTGATGACCACGCTTACGATGCATTACGATATATGATTATGACTAGACAATCTAATCAACCAACACTAAACAAAGCTCTAAACAGAATAAAAGAAAGAGTTTCATACGAACCAGTAGATACAACCTTTGGGTATTAATGACAGACGAAGAATTTAGAAAATTATTTAATAAAGCTTATAAAGACTTAGTTAGCACTTTTAATCAGTCAACACTGAGAAGAACAACTACGTCACAAGCGGCAAAGAATATTTTATTAGGTTTAGAAACTAGAATTGATAAGTATAAAAGTAATCCTAACTTAGAAGCTAAACAACTAACTCAATTAAATAATATGATTGAGGAACTAAAAACTAGTTACATAAATAAAGTAAACAAAAAAAGCGGATTAATAGACAGAGAAAAAAATAAAGCTTTTAAATTAAAATTAAAAGAAGATATAGCTAAAGCAAATATAGAAAAAAATGTATCACCTAATTTAAAGCGACTAACTTCATCATCAACAATGGTAGGTAGTCTAGCAGAAAGTTTAGGTGGATTTACTAAAGCTAAAAAAACAGGAAGTAAACTTGTACCTTATGATGTTATAAAAGCACAAGCTGATAAGGTTAATTTTAATTTAAAAGGTTATAAACTATTTGAAAATGCGGCTTACAATGCAAAAATACATGGTGTATCTGGAACTATTCAAGAAATAGATGAAGCTATTAAAAATAAAAAAATAGATGTATCTGAAGGTAATAAATTAAAATCAACTTTACAAGATAAAGGAGTTGCATCAAAATTAACTCAGTTCGGAGACCAAGACCAAGTAAAAGAATTTAATAAACCACAATTTCAAAAAGCTTTTAAAACTTTTCTTTCTAGTGCTTTTAATAAATACATGAGAGTTGTGCCTATGATAGGAACTCCTTTTATGTTACGAGACATGAAAAAACAATACGATGAAATAATGGAAGAAAGTAAAAAACCTAAAGAACCGTTGGTTTATAGGAGTGGTGGTAAAGTTAAAAGAACTAAACCAAAACCAAAACCTTACGCTATGGGAGGTAAAGTCTATAGCAACTCAGTGCGAAAGCCAAATTATTAATAGGAGATAAATATGCCGGGAAATAATTACAATTACGGGGCGGATTATATCATGAAACAAAGTGAGCAAAGAGTGGATGCACCAGATGCTCCTTTAACTCGTATGCCTTTAGAATTTTCTACAGAAATTAAAGAGGGTGACGAAAATCCAATAATCCAACCTTTTCCAAAAGGTAAATCAAAATCAGCTAAATTAGATACGTCTATTTTAAACTCAGATAAAGATAAAGATTATTAAAAACAAGGATAAATTATGGCAGAAGAAGAGCAAGGTATAGACCAAGCTTCAACTGTTCCTGCAGAAGAATTGCCCGGAGTAATAGGGTATATTTCTTCTAAGTATAACGAGTCTAAAGCTTCTCGTCAAACGCATGAACAACGATGGTTGCGTGCGTACAAGAACTATAGAGGAGTTTACGATAGTACAACTCAGTTTAGAGATAACGAAAAAAGTAAAGTCTTTATAAAGATTACTAAAACAAAAACACTAGCGGCCTATGGCCAGATAGTTGATGTTTTATTTGCTAATAAAAAGTTTCCAATAACAGTTGAGCCAACACCTGTACCAGAAGGTATAGCAGAATTTATGCATCAACCTGTTCCGGGAGAAGAACAACTTACATCACCAATAGGTTTTAATGGTGATGGTAGAGTATTAGAACCCGGTGCACTTGAGGCTACTGCTCCTATGGATAGGTTAGGTGGGTTAAGTGAAAACTATGAAGGTGCTACACTTTTAGAAGGTGCAGGTAGATTACCAAATCAACCTCAAATATCACCTGCTAAAGAGACAGCACTTAAATTAGAAAAGCTTATCCATGACCAGTTATTAGACAACAATGCAGTAAATACTTTACGACACGCTATCTTTGAATCTGTTTTATTAGGAACTGGTATTGTAAAAGGCCCATTGAATTACAATAAAACTGTACATCAATGGACAAAAGATAAAGTTTACATGCCTTATGAAAAGCAAGTACCAAAAATAGAAGCAGTATCTTGTTGGGATTTTTTCCCAGACCCTGCCGCTACAAGTCTATCAGATTCAGATTATGTAATACAGCGACATAAATTTACTCGTTCACAAATGCGTGACTTAAAAAATATGCCGTTCTTTGATGAAGAAGCCATTGAAGATTGTATATCAATGGGTGGTAATTACACAACTGAATATTATGAAGATATTATTCAAACTTATGATAAACAATCATATGGTGAAGGTTATACATCAGATAGATATGAAGTACTAGAATACTGGGGTATAATGGACAGAGCGTTCTTAGAAGAAATAGGAACTGACATACCAGAAGATTTAGGCCACTTAGATGAATTACAAGTTAATGTTTGGGTAGGTAATGCTAATGTTCTTCGTGTAGCTATTAATCCATTTACACCACAAAGAATACCTTATCAAGCTTTACCATATGAAATAAACCCATATCAAATGTTTGGTGTAGGTGTTCCAGAAAATATGGAAGATGCACAGTTGCTTATGAACGGTCATGTAAGAATGGCTATAGACAACTTAGCATTAGCAGGTAACTTAGTATTTGATGTTGATGAAGCATCACTAGTTCCGGGTCA